GGGATCGGCGAAGTTGGCTTCCGGGATGCCAAGCTGGCGCATCTGTTCGTCGCGCAGCGTGTTGGGCGACACAACCTTGAGGCCATCGGTCCCGGCCGCCATGTCGGCGTCGGTGGCCCAGTCGATGGTGGCGCCGCCGCCGGTCGATTGCGCGGCGAATATGGTCGGGATGGCATTGTCCTGCGGGCGCGGTGTCTCGGTGGTGAGCACGGTGTCGGAAATGGCGTTGACGGTGGTCGGCACCCAGCGGGCGACGCGCGCGTTCTGTGTCATGGCGGCGCCGTCCCCGGCTGGAACCAGACCATCCAGATGTGGGCGTCGGCGGGAGGCGCCACGCCGAAATGCACGTTGTTGCCGGTGGCCGTGAAGTCCTTGCCGGCTTCCTGAATGACGCCGTCCTGCGACAGCGCCAGTTGCGCGCCGGTGCCGACATTGGCATCGACGATGGCGCCAACGGCGTTCTGATATTTCAGCGGAAAATTCTGCGTGGTGCCGTCCGGGGTGATGGGCTGAATTTTCCACGCCAGCACCGCGCCCGGCGCCACGTTTTCCGGCGGCACCAGCAAGTCCCACTGCACGACGGAACCGGCGGCGACATCGCCGGTGAGCGTCAGTTTGTTGGCGGCCTTGTCGATTGCAAAGTCATGGCCCTCGACCAGCTTGACGCCGTTCAAGTGAACGTCGGACGGCGAAGTGAGCACCGCCGGCGCCATGCCGTTGTCGTCGGCGCCTGAGAACACGGTCTGGCCGTTGGTGGCAGCGGTGTAGACGAAGCGGGAGGCGTAACCGTGCGCCAGTTGCGAGGACGGTATCCACGCGATGCCGTTCCAGACGTAGAGCAGGTCATCGGAGGTGTTGAAATAAAGCGAGCCGGGCGGGATCGGATTTGGCGCGTTCATGCCGTTGTCGGGATTGACTTCGCCCGGCAGCGGCGGCTCTGCCCAGCCGCCCAGATAGAACGTTGATAGCCCACCGACCAGTTGCTGGGCATAGATCGCCCACCACTTCGCCGACCACAGCCCCGCCATCTGTGAGCCATGCACCGGCTGGTAGTAGAGGCCGTGCGGCCATTTGGAACCGGCGATGTAGGCCGGCGCGTCGGCCGGGTTGACGACGGGACCGGCGAGGAATTCGGCCCACGCCAGCGCTTCGTCTTTTGCCGCGATGGCGTTGTCGGCCATCGCTTGGCTGTAGTTCGCCCAGTTTTCCGAATCGGTGGCGTAGGTGTCGGCGTCGTTGGCGGCTTTTGTGTTGGCGCCGCTGTGCTGCTCGATGATCTGGCGCAGCGCGTTCAAGCCGTTGACCAGTTCCTTGGCGACGCTGACGGCGGCTTCGGCATCCTTGGCATAGAGCGCGGCGTTCTTTTCGTACTCCTGCACGTTTTCGGCGGCGTGACGGATGGCGGCGCGCACCGGCTCGACCGTCTTGGCGATGGCGTCGGTCACTTCGGCGATGAAGTTGTGGCGGAAATGTTCGGGGCCGACACTCTGCGGCTTGAGCGTGCCGTTCGGCTGCCTGATTTCGGCGAGCGCGTCCTGCGTGGTCTGGATGGCTTGGGTCAGTTCGATGAACATGGCATCGAGGCGGTCGCCGGGATGCTGGTCGCGCGGGTGCGACTTCGTCCAGTCGGTGAACGAGAACGAGCGGGTGGGCCGCTTGATGATCGTCACGATTGGGTCAGTGAGGCTTCCGTTTTAGAACGCTGGAATGCCTAGAGCGTTGCGCTGCCGGCGCGTGACGAGCAGTGATGGTTTTTAATACACCCGTTGCCTGAAAACTGGAAGGTTAACGCGGACGCCGCCCGGACGGCAGCGGCTTCGGCTTGGGGCCGGTCGGGATGGCCGAGAGGTCGGCGATGGTCACGTCGAGCGCCTTGGCGATGCGGTCGAGCATGGCGACGGTGGGGTTTTCCAGTCCCCGCTCAAGCCGGCTGACGTAGGAGCGGTCGGCGCCTGAATCGGTCGCCAGTTGCTCCTGCGACAGCGCCTTTTCGACCCGGATGCGGCGCACGTTCCAAGCGATGCGTTCGTTGCCGTTCTTTTTCATGCTCACAGGGTGACATTGCGGGCTGTCTAAAACCATGTTCCTTAATGCCACCATTACACCTCCTTGCGCGCGAACTTTTTATGGCTTCACCCGGTGCTAAGGGTGCATTATACTACACCTATATAGCGAGAGGGTGAGAACAATGCCAAAGCTGTTTCCGATCCACATTGAAGTCGAGGAAATGTATGTCGGGCGGGTTTACCGGATGCTCGACAACATGGACGGCGTTGCCAAGATCGTGCTCACCGGACTGAGCGACAAGACCAAGCCGAACGGTCACGCCGAAGCGCGCAAGGGCACAGTGCGCGGACCTTACAAGAAATACGAAACCACCGGCGATGAAGCGCTGTTCAAGGCCATGCACGGCAAGCCGCCGATGACGGTGTCGCAGATGGCCGATAGCTTTGAAGCGATGGGCCGCTCGCCGGTGTCGGTGCATTCATTGGTCCACAAGCTGAAAAAGTCCGGTGATCTGGTGGCGCGCGAGGACGGCAGCTACGCGCTGGCAACAAAAGTGCGCGACCGCATGCGGCACAGGAAGGCTGCGAAGAAAAAAAAGTAAGACGGCGATGAAAAAGGGGTTTGATGATGGCAAGAACCTACATCTATCGCAGCTATCGCTTCATCGACAAAGACCCGGTGATTGATGCGGTGCGCACCGTGGTGCAGCAAGAGCGGCTAAAGAATTCCGCCGTGCATGCGGTGTCGGGTGTTGCCACCGCCACCTTGGACAACTGGTTTGATGGCCCGACGCGGCAACCACAAAACTCGACGGTGACGGCGGTCACGGCGGCGCTGGGTTATGCGCGCCACGATGAAATTACTGCGGACGGCCGCGTCGTGGTCGGCTTTCGCAAACGCAGGAAACTGGACTGGAAAGAAGAAGCGTTAAAGCAAGCGGACTGGGTGATTAAACACGCGCAGCCAAAAAAGAAGCGCGCGAAGAAGAAAAGCAATGGGCACGGCTGAAGCAAAGTCGGCCCTTGAAAGTCGGAAATGGCGTGGATGGAGCGGCGCATGTTGCTGGCTCTGCTGTCGCAGCGTGACAAAAGTTTGCCGCTGGACCGTTTCCGCGTGCGCGCCAAGGCCATGCTGGTGCGCCTTGAACGTGGCGGTGTGGTCGAGGTCAACGCGGTCCACGTTTCATTAACGCCCCACGGTGTCCTCATCGCTAGGCGGATGAAAAAACGCCGCGCACAGAAAGCCAAGGACGGCGCCAGTGGACATCGCGGTGTAGGCGACAAGGGCGACGTTGAATGAAGTCATGGGCAATGATCCCTGCCCCGGCGTTGTGTAGTTTAATCGCGTTGATCGGAAAGCGGTGGTGGGATGGTGGGGGGGTGGAATGTTTCACGGGCAACAGCGGTTAAGGAGCGGTTTATGAATGAACAGGTGAAGGCGGCCAGCTTTGTCAACGCGCTGGACCAGTACCTTGCGGCGCGCGAGGCGGTGAAGGACGGGGGTGGTGAAGTGTCATCACGTCGCGCCTATCTGGTGGCGATGACGGCGGCGCTGCTGAATGATCGCGGTGATGGCAAGTGAAGCTGGACATCGTGGAGCGGTTGATCGCGTACCGGGATCGTGTTGGGAGGTCGCGTCATGGCCGCGAACTGCTGGCGGATGCGTGCAATGAAATCATATTGTGGCGCGGTGCCATGATCGCGGCGCACCGGGCCTTGATGGCGGGGCGGGCTGATGCTGCGGCCAAGATCATAAAGGATACGATTGCAAATGCTCGGCCCGATTGATGCCGTCGATGTGGCGATTGGCGTGACGATGCTGCTGGTGATCGCGTTCGGTAGCTGGTGGGTGTTTGGATGAGCGAGGACGACAAAGAATACCAAGCCGACATGGACCTGATTGTGTTTTTGATCGGCGACAAGGTGGTGCGTAACGTGGACCTTGAAAAAGAGTTCGTTGATGCGGTGACAAAGTACGGTTCGTCAGTCAAAGCGCTCGCCGCACTGAAACGGAAGCGGCGATGATAAAACTCATTCAGCTTTTGACTATGAACGCGCACAACGAACGCGTGGTGTGGTTGAACGCCGCACACGTCATCGCGGTCGAGGACGATGACGGCCAGACGTGCATCACGGTCACAGGACCGTCAACGCTGTACGTCACCGAGAGCGTCGAGCGCGTGGTTGAACTGGTGAGCGCGGCGAAGTGACAGCGCTGTTTGAATTCAAATGCGACAGGTGCGAACAGACCATCGCACTGCCGGTGCAGTCGGTGATGTGGAAAATCCAAGTGCGATGTCCCGACTGCGTGAACAAGCAAGAGGCGAAAGTGTTTCACCGCCGAATGGATCGCATCGAGGGACACCTGAAGCAAACGGCGCGCGGCAGACAAGTGCTGCGAGAGTTGAAAACCAGATGACAGTCGAGGATCACATCAAGGCGGTCGAAAAACTTATCAATGAGTTTTTTGCGACCAATCCGACACCGGCCGACGCAAACAAATTTCTCACAACGCTTGGCTCAGACTTCGCCGTGATGCTGTACGCGATGCGCGAACGGTTTGGAAACGTGGACGGAAAATTTAGTCAGTGAGGGTTGCGGTCGCCAGCGTTCCTCAAGTCGGGGGGTGGGCAGGGGTCGGTTTTGATTTTTTAGAAAGCCTTGCAGCACAGTGATTAATACGTGCTGTATGCGACACAGTATCGGACGATGCTGTGTCACATCAATGCGCGCTTTTCAGGGGTTTGTTTGGGGACAAGCCGCACGCGCACTGATGCAACGTGTTATTGCAGCGCTTGTTAAAGGCCTTGCGTCAATTCTCTTTCGCGCTCGCTGCAATCTCAGAGTCTAATTCTTCTATGCTCATCGCTGCCGGCGCTTTGCTTCCATCGGCGCGCGAGTCGCTACCGTAGAATTCTGCAAGCGTGCGGCCGGCGCTTGCACGCGCCGATGCTGGCGCTTTGCGATCTTGCAGAATGGTCAGCAATTCTTCCCTAATTAAATCGCTGAGTGTCCTTGGAATTCCGCGCGGCATTTATGTAGTTTTTTAACCTTGTTAACGTGCGAGGTCTTAAACCTCATTCGCTTTTGGCCGCCATGCTTATTACAAAAACGCGATGATGTGACGGCGATGTTATGGCACGGCGATCCATCAGCCTTTAACCGTTCACATCGTCGCCTGTTAACGTTGCCCGGTAACAGTCGCGCTTTTAACAGCCCGACTTTCCAAACTACGTTTCCACTTCCTGCGGTGACTGGCATTGGACGGATTTAAACCCGGACGGTTCTTGGACGTAATACACACTCTAGAGAGTGTGTGTATTACGTCCAGAGAGTAACGGGCGGATTAAATCCAATTCCGTCCGAATTAAATCCATTATGTCCTTTCGTCCAACAACTCTAAAAACAGTTACACATCAAAACGTTAAGCACCCTACCCTACCGGACACACCCTTAAACCGTTCTTTTACACAGCTTCAACGTGTGAAATAAAAACGCATTTTTCGGACGAAATACATTAAATCCGACCTGTTAACAAAAAAGGCCTAGCAAACCTGCTAGGCCTTTCCGCATTTGATGTCGCCGGCCGTCACACTGGCGCGCCGTTCGCTTCCAGCCATGCTGTCAGGTCTGCGATGGCTGCCGCACTGTTCTTTGCGTTCCACCGCTTGCCGTAGTCCTTGCCGCAAATCTTACCGGCCGTGGCCAGCATGTTGGCCGGGCTATAAGCGCTGTTAACCTTCATCCCCGTCTTTGCGTAGAACATCATCGCGCGCCGTACCGCCATCGCGCCGACGACATAGGGCGGGCTTGTCGGATAGGCCGGCTTCAATCCCAGTGGCGTCATCCCCGGCATTGCTGGTACTTGTGGCGTTTTCATTTGGTTGGTCCTTTTTGGTTGGAGTTAAAAACAGCGAATTGCGCTGCTTAGTTTTTGTGTCAATCCGTACTCGCTTACGGTTCCGACATCGACGAATGTTCTTGCCCGGCCATCAACATACCCGGCCGCATATTCTTGCCCGTACACGGCAACGTCTGGCGGGCAATAGTCCTTGCCGCTTTGCCCGTCGCGATACCCGTCTGCGTAAAAACTTGATTTGGTCATTTGCTTTGGTCCTTTCTCAGTTGGTTGCGGTTTTTAACATCCGGCCGCCATGCTGTCAATAGGTGTATATGCTCAATTAGTCTAATAGGCCATTTGACCCTACAAGCCTTTAAAAAACCTCCCCGCTACCTGCTATCCCCGCACCGCCTTTAAACCCGCCCACGGCCATCCTTGCGGCTCATTGTAAACCGTTCTTTTACCTAGTCAATTCGCCACTGTTATGGAACATTTAGACCATATAACCCTATTGACACCATACACGATAAGGGCATATAACCATCACAGCGACCAACCAAGGACCAAGGACCATGAAAAAAGACCTGTACCAGACAGTAACAAACCGAATTCTTTCTGAACTGGAAAAAGGCTGTGTGCCATGGGTCAAGCCATGGGCAGCGACAGCCGGTGCCAATCAACCTTGCAATGCGGATACCGGCCGGCCGTATTCGGGCGTCAATATCATCCTGATTTGGCAAGCCATGGCATCTAATCCGCAGTGGACGACTCCCCGCTTCCTGACGTTCAAGCAATGCCAAGCGCTAGGCGGACACGTCAAAAAGGATGAGCACGGCATACAGGTTTACTTTGTGAAGCCGCTACTGGTTAAGGGCAAGAAAGAACAGCCAGCCGGTGATGAAGAATTGAAGCGCATCACCATGTTGCGCGAATTCACCGTTTTCAACGTCGCCCAATGCGACAACTTGCCGGCCCGTTGCCTTGGCACAGTCGCGCCAAAAATCAGGAACAAGGACAGCCGCGACTCTACCGTTGACTCATTCATTGCCACGCTTGGCAGCGACTTGAGGCATGGCGAGGACCGGGCTTACTACGCTTCCAGCCATGACTTTGTGATGTTGCCTAACTTCCAAGACTTCAAAGGCGCTGACCATTACTATGCGACAAGCTTCCATGAACACGGCCATTGGACTGGCAACGAAAAGCGGCTTAACCGCGAATTCGGAAAGCGCTTTGGCGACAAGGCCTATGCGGCGGAAGAATTGGTCGCTGAACTCACAGCGGCTTTCCTTTGCGCTGAATTCGGTATCGACGGCGATTTGCGCCATGCGGCCTATGTGTCGAACTGGATTGCTATTCTAAAGTCAGACTCCAAAGCATTCTTCACAGCGGCAAGCGCTGCACAAAAGGCCGCCGATTATATGCGCGGCCTTGCACTCGCAGAGCCGCTTGCAGTCGCGGCCTAGTCGCTATCTAGCACGGCCGGCGCAATGCCGGCCGTGTCGGGATAGCATCTAAGGCTATCGACCAACCAAGGACCAAGACAATGCCGAGCAAAAAGAACGTCTGGCGCAAACGCGGCCGCCTTGAATTCCGCCGCGAAACGAAACGCTATAGCGACGGGACTCCATGGGGCATTGATGTGCTCTATGTCCGCGTGAAAAAGCGCGACTGCGCCATCGTCGAACCTTTTGAGCTAACCAGCTACCGCGAACAAGGCAAAACGCTTTCTGTCCTGCCATCGCTAGGCAGCACATACCGCATTGATAGGCCGGCCAGAATTCCGGCCATCATCCGCGCAAGCTTGCGCGGCCTGTAGCCAACCAACCAAGGACCAACGCTATGACCCTCACAAAGCGATTACAGGCTGACAAGGCGCGCACCATGCGCGACCCCACCAGAAACGAAATGCTTACCTTTCTCGCCGGCTTTTATCCCGGCGAGGCAGACCAATTTGACCGTGAGGCCGCAATCTACTGGTTTGCAAACGACTGGCATGGCGGACAATGGTCAAATCTTTATGCGGCCTTGTGTGCCTCGATGTACCGGCCGGGCCTGACCAGCAATGGAGTCCTGCCCGGCAGCATGGCGGCCATGCTCTATGAAGAATTGCAAGCGCGCTATTGCGAGGTGGCAGAGGATAAAGAGGCGCGCATTGCACGCCACTGCGAAGCTGATGAGCCGCACCGTTGAACATATCAGGCAGACTCCAACCAACCAAAAGGACCAAGGACCATGTGGAAATTTTACGACGCATTCACGCAACGCAGCGAGGGTTACCAGCCGCAGCAAGGCCCGATGCCATTAAAGCGCTGGATAGCGGACGGCAAGCGCCACAAGCTGCACTACCGCGCACCCAAGCGCCCGAAAGTCACGCCAACCACCGACTCGCAATTTGAGCGCAAGGCCGCCGACTATGCCCGATGGCTTGCCAAGCGCGACGGGATTGTGTTGCCCAACACATACAGCGTTAGCGTGATCTGGTCAGGTGTGAGCGCTAACAACGCGTCCCGATGGGAGCGCAGAATTCGCGCCGTGACTTTCGGGACCGTGACAATCGACCTGCCTAACTGGGACTTCATACCGGAGTCCTTGGCAGAGTCGGAACCACTGCAAGAGGCGGCCTAATCAGTCGCTATCGCAGCACGGCCGCGCAGGTCCGCCACACCCTGCCGGCCGTGTCACGATGGCGATGGTGCCGTCAACCAACCAAGGACCAAGACAATGGCGAAGCTTATTCTATCGACCTACAACGCCCAACGTTCAAATGGCTTTCTGCAAGTCGCGCTTAGTATCGGCAGCGATGGGCCGCTGCCGTCAAAGACGGTAGAAATTAAACGCACCATAGATGCGGCGGCCGAACTGGAAACCTACAAACAAGAGGCGGCCGCGCTTGGAATTCCGCTTGTCGTTTCCTTGCGGATTGCCAGAGGCGACCGTTCGCCGAACGGCTTTGATGCGTTCAATGCCGCCGGCTTCCATCCTGTTAACGTCTAAGCCATTAGCCCTATTGCCTTGGTAGGCAATAGGGCTATATACCCCAACCGACAACCAGCAAGGACCATAGACATGACCCGTTTTGTCGAAGCGCACGATCTGGAACCGTATGCAATCAATACCGGCGAATTCTACCAGACGCACCTTGCCCTAGTTGGCAAGGATTTAGGCGAGTGGATGGAGCACGTTCGCCAAAAGGTCCTAACACGGTACTGCAAAGAAATTGAGCCGGTGAAGCTGGCAAACGATGTCAACATCGCCGTGGCCACCAAGCTGATGGGCTACTACATCCGCCACACCAACGAGTCGAAGGCGCTGGCAGACTCAGAGCGTAGCGGATTGCCGCCGACGCCGTGGGAATTCCGGGGCAACGGCGACACGTTTGCCATCGTGGACAAAAACGACAGGCTTGTTTTTGAACTGCCCTACATCGAGGAAACCGACAAGGAGCCGCTAGACACAGCAAGCGGCCGGCTTGTCGTGATGATTGTGGACGCTGTGAATGCAAAGGGACGCAATGACCAAACGTGAATTCCTAGCAGCGCTTAAAGAATTGCACCTTGGCACTGCCAGCAAAGCGACCGTGCGCGCGCTTGGCGTGACCGTGACGCAGATTCAGCGGCTGGCATCCGGCCGGCAACGTGTCACGCGCCAGCTAGAACTGTTGCTTCATATGTATCGCAAGCACGGCATCCCCAAACAGGTGCCGGGTGAGTAGTACCGCCCTGCCAATGGCCGGCATCATCGCCATTGTCTTGTGGATCATTTTTGATGATGCGTTCTAACCAACCAAAGGACCAAACAAATGATTCTGATTCTCCTGCTGGGCCTCTTGGCTTGGCTCATCATCCACGTCGTTGTCTGGTGGATCACCAAGGAGTCGGCGTGATGGACTGGGTCGTAGGGATTGCCGTTTTGTATGGCCTTTATTGGCTGGCCCACAAAATGATCGACGTTTTTTTATATCCGCCAGAGGTTAGGGCGGAAGAAGCGAGGCGCGAAGCTGAATGGGAGGCCACTCGCAAGAGTTACGAAGCCATGCAGGAGCTACAATTCCGCAACCGTATGGAAGAAGCGAAGCGACAGGCACGACCATGACTAAAGCCGTCATTGCCTACTATCGGGTATCGACGCAGAAGCAAGGCCGCAGCGGGCTGGGCTTGGAAGCCCAGCGCGCGGCGGTGTTGCGTTTCATCGAAGCCGAACAACTAAAGCTACTGGCGGAATTCACAGAGGTGGAAACCGGCAAAGGCTCAGACGCCCTTGACCGTCGCCCGCAGCTTGCCGCCGCCATGCAGGCAGCCAAGAAGCAAGGTGCTTCGATTGTGGTGGCCAAGCTCGACCGCCTTTCCCGCGACGTTGCGTTTATATCGACGCTGATGGTGCGCAAGGTGCCGTTCATCACCGCCGAATTGGGCACGCAAGCCGACCCGTTCATGCTGCACATCTATGCCGCACTGGCAGAACAGGAACGGCGGATGATTAGCCAGCGCACCAAGGCCGCACTCAAGGCCGCCAAGGCGCGCGGTGCCAGAATCGGAACGCCGGACTTTGGAGCAAAGAACAAAAAGGCCGCAGCCAAGCGGGCGCTGGAACTAAAACCCGTCTTTGTTGAACTGGCAGAATTGAGCGCCAGACAAATCGCGCTGGAATTAAACCGTCGCAAGGTTGCGACCCCGACCGGCGCGCCATGGTCCGGTAAGACCGTTAGCCGGGTACAGGGGCGGTTGTAGCTTCCGGCAGCACGCGCCACATCAAAACCTTGCCATCGCCGGCGTAGCTCGACACAAACTTGCGCGCCTCGCGGTGCTTGTTTGCCCTATCCCATGCTTTCCTCACAGCATCGTCGCGCTTGGTTGGGTCGCCTACTGAGGGATACTTGTGCGCGAAGGCGTCGCGCACAACTGAGTCCTCGACGCAACGCATGACCGGATACCCCGGACCCGGTGCCATCATCTTGCCGCTGCTGGCCAGTGCATCATCAAGCGCAGCCAACAGCGGCAACAGCGACACATTGGGCCGCCCTGCCCGACTGTGAACCACGATACCGTCCCACTGTACTGTCATTTCCACAATTGGCTCACCATCCAGATCACGGCCCATGTCAACCGGCGACAGCCTGAAAGGTATTTCATCGCCGGCCGCCCCGCCCCGCATCTTGCGGATGGCCAGCCGCGAGTTACGCAGCACGCCGGTTTGCGATTTCTCACCGAGCACCGAGAGCACAAAGTCGGCGCTGGCTTCCTTGGCACTCGACCCGCGCACGCCCCGGCTTTCGTCCTTGCCGAAGTGATCGACCACCAGCACGGTAGCGTCCGTTGCTGCCGACAGACGCGCAAGCAGATTCATAACCCGCTGTGCTTCGCTGGCATCGTTCTGATCTTTGAAGTCGGCGGCAGCGGCCAGCGTATCAACTGCAATGAGTACCAGCCCACAATCGAATTGCTCTGCCAGTTCATGCTTCATACGCTCGCAGAAATTAAACATCTTGTCGTAGGCATCGTCCGCAGACAGCCGTGGCACATTGGTAATCCACTTGAACGGCAGGCGCTTCATGTCCTCGCCGATTTCAGTGAACCACGGCGCGATTTTAGCCTTGCGTAATCCCTCCCAGCGCTTGCGGACCTGTGACGGCGCCTCTGCCGCGAACAGGATCACACCGCCAACTTGGTCAACTGGTTTGTTTGCAAAGTCGCGTTGCAGAATCAGACACTGCACCAGATCGAGCACGGCAAACGTCTTGCCCATGCCGGACTGGCCGGCCATCAGCCCAACGCCCATCTTGGGGACAATGCCCTTGACCAGCCAGCCTTGCGGCGGCGTTTCATCCGGGTCGCCTTCCCACTGGCCTTTGTATTCGTCCGCCATCCACGGCTTGTCATGGCCGTTGGCTTTGCGCGCCCATGAAATGTCAGGCTTGTCGTGCCGCGAATTCTTTTCGACGTAAGGCCGGATTTCTTTAGCCATGCAGGAAGTCGGCGAAGTCGTAACCTTCGTCCTCCGGCGTTCTGATGATTGCGGTGCGCCCGGCCTCGACAAAGCGCGAATAGCACTGCTCTGCCGCGTAGAGGCCGGCAGCGTCGTTATCGGCCCAGATGCAGATGCCGCCTAGCCCGAATATCACCGGGAACGACTGAATAGCGCCGGCCGAACCAACGGCCCAGATCGGTTTGACGCCCGACGCCAGCAACGCCAGACCCGTTTCAAGGCCTTCGCAGATATTGAGACAGTCGCAGGTAGCCAGATCGCTTGCGAATGTTTCGGCCCTGCTGGTCAGCTTGATGGCGCAGCCACCGACCGGGCCGAGCATCATCGCGCAGTCCTTGGTGGCGTCTTTGGTCAGGAACAGCCGGTGAATTGCTTTCGGCCTGTCCGTTTCATCGTCGCGGAACAGCGCAATCAACGCCGGCTGTTTGCCATTGCCGCGCGGGCAAACCGGGTGAAAACGAACGACGCTCGCGTCCTTTGGAAGTAGCAGATCACGGCTGTGCAAGTACCTTTCCGCGTCAGTCGAATACGGCGACCACGACTCTTGCCAGATTTTCAGCGCCAGATCGGACGCCGGCGCCGCCAGCGGCCTGTTCTCGTAGTGCTTGGCCCACTTGCGCGCATCGACCATTTCGTAGCCGGGAGTCTCGCGGCTCTCGTTATCAAGCCGGCAGCGTTCCCTTGCGTAGTCTGAATCCCAGAGGCCGCGCGATTTGAGCACGGCAATGACATCGCGCGGATCGCAGCCGGCCATGCAGCGCACTTGCACGGCTTCGCGCCCGTCGAACACAATGAGCGACGGCGAGCGATCTTCATGCGCCGGGCAACAGCACGCCCACTGCCGGCCCGAACGTTTGCCACCAAGCGCGAGTGCGATTTGTTCTGCGTTCATGGCAGCATCTTTTCAAAGATGACCTGATTGAGCGGACAAAAATAGTTGTCCTCAACATTGCCGGTGTTGCTGGCCAGAATGTTGCCTTTGCGCCACCACGGTTTTGTCCTGTACGGAATGATGGCGCAGTAGGTCATGCTTGCGTTGACGATGACGTAGGCAGCAACATCGTCACCGGCGCGATCAACCACGCCAACTCTGGAAACAATCATGTCGGTGTGTGGCCAATCCAAAGCGGACGTAAAATCAATGTCGGGCCGATGTTTGACTTCGTAGCGACGGCGCACAATCAAGTCGCCGTCATCAAGGAAATGCTCTGCTTCGCCGGCAGTCGCCGCAACTTTGATGGGCCGGATTTCGACCGAGCAACCCTTTGCGTGAAGGTGCGCCGCGACCGCGACCATCGCCGACCCGGATGCACGCAGACGTTTCTGAAAACCGGGATGATTGTTCATACCGACACACTGGCCTTTACGGCGCCCCATGCTTTGAGTTTGTTGATGGCGTCCTTGTAGTTGTCGCACCAGAAATACGGATAGCCGTTGAGCACGCAGAATTCGGAAAACGATTGTTGCCACTCCGATAGCTTGCTGCCTTTGCGCTTCAATTCCAGAAAATGCACGCCGCCGAATTCATGCAAATCCTCAAATGTCTGGATTGGCGCCAGCAGAATAAAATCCGGCCAGCCGACTTGCACGCCCATGCGTTTCAGCCGCATCGCCGTTGCCGGGTGCCGGTACTCGCCGGCCGGGAAATGCGACCAGCGCCAGCCCGGCATCTGCCAGCGGCGCAGCGTGTCGGCGACCATGCAGTGCGTGACGTACTCTTTGGCCGGCGGTGATTTCACGCCGCGCTGCCGTTTGCTTTTGAACAGCGACAACTGCGCCATGCGGCTTCCCCGTTAAGCCGCAGCGCTGTTTTGTTCTGGTTCAAAATCCCAAATGGCGCGCGGCGCATCAAAGCCGCGTGCGCGCAATTCCTTCCGCATGGTCGGCCAGAATCGAGCGGGGAACTTGCCCTTCTTGTCGCGCCAGTAGCAGATTTGCGGCGGCGACCGACGCACCAGCCGGCCTACGGAACTGGGACCACCGAGCGCGACCACCACGGCCGCAATGCTTGAAAGCTGTTTTTTCGGTTTTCTCATTGAGAATGCCTTTTGTAATTGGCACTCTCACCGTCGCGATGTTTACACAGACCAGCAATGTTTCATTTTGTGCTATTTTGCATCACCGTTTTGTGAGCGATGAAACGTTTTGACGCAGCATGATGCAGAATGAAACACACTTGCCCCTACCAGTTACCGCCGAGCGGTTTATGGTCTGTCACGCATTCATCAGAAAACTGTTGCACTGATTTTTTTACAGTTTAACGTTTTGTAATTAGCACTTTCTAACTAGCCACATCTTTGAATCCCGATTTGACCCGGCAGAGTCCGTTGCAGGGAGTAAGCAGTGCTGACCCAAACGCAACTTAAAGCGCGTGAGAACAGGTTAACCGCATCAGTCGCCCCGGTGGTCATGGGCGACGACCAAGCCAAGCTGACCGAACGCTGGAAAGTTGCTATCGGCGCCATGCCGGAACCTGACCTGTCGGACGTGTGGGCGGTGCAATGGGGATCGCACGGCGAAACGTTCACCCTCGACTGGCATGAACGCAAAACAGGCCAGCCGCTGACCGAGCGCGGCGTGTTTTGCCCGCATCCGACGCTGCCCTATATCGGTTGCACGCTCGACGCCTACCGCGCCTTCGACGATTGCGTGCTCGACTGCAAAGTCAGTTCCAGCTTCAACCCGCTCGACGACATCATCGAATACTACACGCCGCAGATCATCGTGCAGATGCGCTGCCGGCAAGCGGCGCGCGGCGCACTTCTGGTTGTCCATGGCACGGCAGCCCCGCGCGAACTGGAAATCGAGGCGGACCCGGAATACGAAAAGGAACTGTGGGAGCGCATGGCGGCGTTCTGGCTGTGCGTTGAAACGTTGACCCCGCCGGTGGCACTCCCCAAGGCCATCCCGCCGTCGCAGTGGCGCAAGATCGTCCTCGACCCCGACAATGAGGGCGTGTGGCCGAACTGGGGGCAGGACATGGCGGCGTGCTTGCGGGTGTGGAAGCACACCAAGGCGCACGCCGATATGTACGCCGAAGCCAACAAGGAATTGCGCCAGATCATTCCCGACGATGTCGGGCTGATCGAGTTTGAAAATGTCCGCGTCATCCGCAACCGCGCTGGCGCCATCACCGTGAAGCGAGGCTAACCCATGTCCCTCCCCGCGCTTGTCCCGCAGTCGCTGCATGAAGCCATGGAGCTTGCCGACCAGCTTGCCAGTAGCCGGCTGATCCCGAAGGATTTCAAAGGCTCACCGCCCGACATTCTCAGTGCCATTTCGCTGGCGCAGCGCTGGCAAATGGACATCTGGGCGGTGATGGAGCATGTGTCGATTATTCAGGGCAAACGCTTCATCGACGGGCAGATGGCGGGC